AGAAGTTAATGGTATGAAGTATGACGATACTATCGTAGGAAAGAATATGCATAACATAAGATCAGTAGTTAGAAAGGTACACAATCCTTATATAGATAAAATACCAGAAAGGATTAAACAGAAATATGGACACATCAGATTTTAATTTTGTATTTTTAGGTCAATCGGTATTAAAGTATCAAGTACCACTTGATGTATATAATACTATTAATCATATTTATGAAACTAAATATCCTGAACTTAAACCTGCTAACAAACAATTAGTTGGTAAGATTGAAAAAGAACACAGTTTGTTTTTTAATGGAGAAGATAGTCCTAAGATGACTAAACACAATCATTTACCTAATAATGTATTGGGGTGGTTTGAATCAAAATTCAAACATTATTTAGAATGGAATAAAATTAAAGAATACAATTTACATTTTAATTCTGTATGGGTTAACACTATGTTTGAACATGAATACAATCCAGTGCACGTGCATCAAGGAACATTGTTTACAGGATTGTCTTCTGTAATGATTTTAAAATTACCAGAATCTTACGGTGTAGAATATTCATCACCAGACTCACCACAAAATGGTAGACTACAAATACTAGGTTCAGCTAACGGACACTTTGCAAATGTAGATTATCAACCAAATATTAAAGAAAGAGATTTTTTTATATTTCCATATGACATGAGACACTGCGTATATCCATTTAATGGACCAGGATATAGGAGAACACTTGCTGCAAATATGGATGTGCAGTATGACCCAATTAGAAACAGAGGAGTAAGTTAATGCTAGAACCTCATTATCAAATATTTAAAGATAAATTAAAAGAAGTAAAATTTAAAGATATGAAAACTCATTTTCCAACAGTAAATAAATTTGTAAAAAAGATAAATCCAGATTTTGAAAAAAACGGATTATTGTGTCCAATCGTTTTGGATGCTGACGGTGTGCATATTAGAAGCGGTGCACATAGACATGAATATTTTAAAGATAAATATAATTCTACTTTATGTTATGTAGGTCAAAATCATGAAGAAACAAAATTTTTTCAATACTTAAATATTTTTTGTTGGGAAAATCATTCTGTTAAAAAACCAGAATTTTTAAAAGCAATGTATGAAAAGGCGGTAGAGAGTGTACGAAAATAGACATATTACAGAACCTAAATGGAAGAGTTGGATAGTGCAAACAACTACACCATTATTTACACCTGATCAATGTCGACAGATTATTGAATGTGGTAGAAAACAAAAACCACAAACAGCACAAGTAGGTATGGGAAAACCAGGTGGTGGTACAGATACAAAGAAAAGAGTAACAACAATATCGTGGATACCGTTTAAAGAAATGGGACACATGTATCGTGATCTTAATAACTTTATACAAAAAGCAAATGAAAATCATTTTGGTTTTGGAGACATACAAGTTACAGAGAATGCTCAGTTTACAGAATACCCTGAAGGCGGGTTCTATGATTGGCATATGGATTGTGATGTGAACATGCAACACGAACCACCGGTTCGAAAAATATCTATGACTTTATTATTAAATGATCCATCAGAGTTTGAAGGTGGAGATCTAGAATTAATGGCACCAGGTAAGTTTGCAGAACTTAAACAAGGACATGCAATTATATTTGCATCATTTTTAAATCATAGAGTTAATCCAGTAACTAGAGGAATGAGACAATCTTTGGTTTGTTGGTTTGGAGGTAAACCTTTTAGATGATTAAAGAACAATTTTTTCCGACAACTATATATGGTAAAGATGTAAAACTAGATAATCAATTATTTGCTAATGAGATTGTTGCGTGGTCTAGACGCGATCAAGGTGTTAAAAAAACAAATCGTAATGGTTGGCACTCTACAACTGAAATGCATCAAATACCTATATTCAAACCTTTAGTAGATGAATTGTTTATAATGATGCAAGACATATGGCAAGAAGAATGGTTAGATAGAGAAC